TCCGGAGTGGGAGTCGTCTTGGTATAAATGCGGTCAATGTCTTCATACAATGTCATTGCTGGTTGTGATTCCGTGTTGAACGCGGTGCGAATCATGCGGTACACTTCGGATTTGGTTGCTGCCGTGGCAGGGTCTTTCAGACACGCGTCCACAATATTGGCAGCGAGCTTTTTGTAGGTCTTGATTGGGACAGGGAAATCCCCGTGGCTGCTGCTGGCTTCAATGTCAAAACTCATGATTTTGTAGGGGACAAGGGTTTCCTTTTCTGGTTGTGGAACAACATCTTTGTGTCCAACACAATATTCGAACTGACATGTTGTGGTCTTGTTGGATTCGGTGGGTTGGCCTTTGACTTTCACCCACCCGGATGGGCTGATGTCCTTGATGTGGAAGTATCGCAGGAGGGGTGGGATGTTGGCCTCGTAGATTTGGGTGCCCTTGTAGCCATGAGGATTTAATTTGCCAGAAGCTCGTTCTTCTTTGGGTTGTTTTTCTTCTTCTTTTATCTTTCCATTTCTGACATCTGACCATGATTGGCTGCGGTTATTTTTTTTATCATCATGAACATACCACAGGTTTTTCACTTTGTTCATGGTTGCCATGTTTTTGAATTTCAGCATGATGAACTTGTGGTCTTTACCGCCATCGAAACCGTAGAGTTTTTTGCGACGGATGAGCTTGCATTCATCCGCCAAAATGGAGTCCTCGCTGTATTTACCAACGGCTGTTTTCAAGTCGGTGATGAAGCGTGCCTTTGCATCAAATCCCCATGACTCCGGAACCATGACATAAAAGAAGGGCTCGTGATTGATAACAGTGATGCAACAGGTTTTGCCTTCTTCGTTGATGCCAAACATTTGAATCGTGAATTTTTTCTTGTCTTTATTGTGTTTTGCTCCACCACCATTGGAGCCACCACTGCCACTGCTGCTGCTGCGACTGTTAGTGCCTGGCACTTCATCACGCACCTGGAAATCGAACAAACGGAATGAATTTGGTTCTGCCATTTCTTAAATCAGATTCTGATACATACATGGAACTGAATTTTGTTTTTAATTGATTTCAATTTTTTATTGAAATCATTTTTAAATCTGCACAACATAGAAAATAAAACAAATACTATTTAATGCGCAAATAATATAAAATTATAGTGTCATGCCCATTTAAACAAACAAATAATCAGGAATATGAGTAGTTCAGCATCAATTTCTGCGGCCAAAAAACGTCGTGCCAACCAGGTTCAGCCACCGACCGCACCGCAACCAACAATGCAGCGACCAGGAACTGCACCAGCGCCTTCTTTAGCAAACATGTCGCCGGCACAACGACAGCAATTCATGATTCAACAACAGCGAATGATGCAACAGCAACAAATGCAACAGCAGCAACAACAACAGAAGCCACAGTCAAAACAATTATCTGGAAATCAGTCGGGAAACCAAACCGGAAATCAAAAAACGGCATCCTCTTCCAAAGCACCTGCACTGACATGGCCGATGCCTCCCATTTATCTGATGAAGCAAATGGACACAATCTTGTTTCAACAAAGCCAATCGATTGATGAACTTAAGAACCGATTGAACTGCATTGAATCTGGGTCTTTGCCTGATGGATTGCCAAATGCCGGTTCTGGATCTGGTTCTGGTTCTGGAGGTTCGCAACTTGTTTTAGAACAAACGAAACACTCTCTGCTAGTGGATGATGAGTTTGTGTCAGGAATTGTGGACAACATTATGACCAATTCCAACTTGTCTGAAATCGTTGAACAAATCGACATAGTACAAAATGAAAATCGAGAGTTGCGCGAACTGCTTCATGCACAACAAAAAACTATCAATGAAATGAATGTCATGTTATTGAAGTTGATTAGTCAAAGTTTGAACCAGCCTCAGGCGGCAGTGTCTCTTCCACTTTCACAAGTGTCGGGATCCACACAACCACCTGCAGATGCAGAAGAAGAAGAAGAAGAAGAAGATGCAGGTGAAGAAGAAGCCGAAGAAGAAACTCTTGAAAACAACATACAACTTGACGTGATTGACTCCGGAACTAAAGCATAGTTATAACCGTCTCGTAATATTTATATGAAATTATTGTAGCATATAAATAAACATAAGTATTTAAAAAAATATCACGCGATACAACAATAGTGTGCCAATCCCGAAATGCAATCAGTATTTGCCGTGTTGATATTTTGTGTCATTTTATTTTTTTATTTGCACATTTACTTCCACATGAAAACCAGCAATGACCTTGAAGTGTATGAAATAGACCAACCATCAAAGGACAAACTGGAAGAAGTGTGCGACCTTCGTCAGCCAGTTCTGTTTGACTATGCAAATGAGAGATTAATGGAGTCGTGCACACTGAATGCGATCCGTTCATCATATGGTGCATTTGACGTGCGTCTTCGCAATGTGAAAGATGCTCCAGATGAAGCAGATGCAACTGAGTTGTACGTTCCTCTCACTCTTCATGCAGTGGCTGAATCATTTCGAAGCGACAAAGAGTCGCGCTATATAAGTGAAAATAATGGTGATTTTTTAGAAGAAACGGGACTAGTAAAAACATTCAAATACAATGATGCATTTTTGCGACCGCCAATGGTTTCTAAATGCATGTATGACGTTGTGTGTGCATCTCCTGGAACCACCACGCCTCTTAGATATGAACTCAATTACCGCAACTACTACTTGGTTACGCAAGGCAGTGTAAAAATGCGACTCATTTCTCCTCATGCCAGCAAATATTTGTATCCTGTGTCGGATTATGACAATTTTGAGTTTCGTTCACCTGTAAATCCATGGAAGGTTCAGCCCGAATATTGTGCCGACTTTGACAAAATTAAGACAATGGATGTGGAACTGCGTGTTGGACAGATCATTTATATACCTGCATATTGGTGGTGCAGCATCAAGTTTCCCGAAACACAACCCATTTCAACAATATGCACTTTTAAATACAGAACTTACATGAACACAATCAGCGTGTTGGACAAGATATGCTTGTGGCTTTTGCAACAGCAAAATGTTAAGCGCGACACCATTGAGAAAAAAATTACGGTCTCCGTCGCATCGAGTGTTTCAAATGTCGTCGCTTCCACTTCCGCTTCCACTTCCACTTCCGCTTCCACTTCCACTTCCGCTTCCGCTTTGGGAGAACAAAGGCTCGCCGACATCAATGATGTTAGTGTCAATGCTTCTAGCTAAAATCAGGAATTCATATGCAGACACTCTTTCTTTTTCAGGCGATAGTGCTCTCTCAAACAAATTTCGCATTGAGTCATTTTGAAGTTTGTCAAAGTACATTGTGTTGATGTGTCCAGTTAAATCAAAAAAATCCGATGGGTACTGTTTTGGAAAAAGATACAACTTTTTAAACACAAACAGAGTAAAAAACATCAACCCCATTGACCAAATGTCATGTTGTTTTTGAACCTTTGTCCATTTGTAAATGTCATCGTTGTTTCCATTTTTTGTCGAGTTCACTCCGTTGCCGGTTTCAGGTGCGCAAAATGGAATGGTTCCTCCGGTTCCATCACTAGTGCCAGCATCTCCGGACATTCCAAAGTCAATTAAGTAAAGCGACAATGATGACTTGTCAATGTTTTTTTTTACCAAAACATTTCCTGGTTTAATGTCTCCGTGCACAATGTTGAATTCATGCAAGTAATAAACCGCTTCTGCCAATTGAATGCAAAGATGCATGATTTGGGTGTTTGTGGGATGTGCTTCATGTTTGAACCAACTGTCCAATGTTTGAGAATTGAAGACAATTGGTTGAATGCTGTATGAAATATGGTGAAAAATTGTGCGCATGTGAATGGGCACATTTGCAATATTTTTGAGTTGAATGTGAATTGGCAAAACAATGTGGTGAACCGAATCAATTCCACAACCCGCAACCATGTCCGATTTATTTTCAATGTTCATTACCCTTGAAACCACAAAATGTTCTGAACATATTTGAGTGTTGTCAAATGCGTGTTCCACGCGCACCATGAAATGACTAGTTCGATGCATTCCAATGATTAACTGCATGTTCCGATGCATCCTGAAAATTTGGGGATGGTCATATATGTCTACATCAGAAACATCAATCTCTAGAGTCGGACGGCGCTTTGTTTTTGCAACGATGTGAACAATGTCATCTTTATTGAATGCATATGACCGAACTGTGTATTTTTTCAACTCTGAAAAAAACAACAACCGTTGGATCATTGCAATCAGCGGCACAATATCATCTTTTGTTGACTTATTCCATTTGCTAATGACTTCTAGGTCAGACTGGTGCTTGCATTCTGGTGCCACAGTTGCATCTATTATCACTACACTTTCATTTACAACATCAACGTCAACCAAAGTTTCTGTGGTTGTGTCAATGTGGTTGTCATTCGCACATGGTTGATGATGATGAATTAAGTCCATTGTTTTTTTGATAAATTTCCGAATTCCTCTAAACATTTATAGCTATAATAATAATGAAAATGGGTTTATATTGTTTATGTTTTGGATAAAAAATATAAACACAATGCATGCTCTTAGCAAAGTAGTAGTCAATAAAAAAAGAAAGAATAAATGAATTCAAGAAATAAAAAGGCTGTAGAAGCCGGATTCAACATGGCTGCACTTGAAAAAGCACTTGAAAATGAAAACAACACATCCGTTTCAAATTTGACAACGCGCAAAATTAATGCGGAAAAATGGCGCCAGTTGCAACAACTTGGACTCAACCAGTCGGTGTTGGAAGATTATTTCCACAAGTTGAGAGAATACAGATACGTTGACGACTTAGATGGACTGCTTCATGGTTCATACATCCGATGGATTGACTTGAAAAATCCGGAAAATCTCTCTCTTGCAAAAGGTGGAATCATTTGCGACATCAAAATCGGCCAAAAAGGAGTACAACTTTTGTGCAAGACACACCCAAACCCGGCCATGTTTTATGTCATCATGGATGAAGCCGTCATTTTTCAGCGTCTGACCAATCAAGAACGGGTCATTCTTTCGGCAATGGACTACTTAGATGAAGCTGACGAAGAACAAGTGTCTGGAACAGACACCGACACCGACACCGACACCGACTCCTCTTGAGTTGGACATGAATCGATGCTGTTAATGCTGTTAGTTGTTTTGGGTTTAGTGGTGGCATGTTTGCGTCGCAGAGCACGGTAATCTTCGCTAGAAATTACAACAAACTCGTCGCTATCATCGTCATCACTTGTTTTGACTCTGCGCGACACAAGATAAGTAATCCCGTCATATGTTTTCCCTAAACACCATGTTGTTGCCTTAATAGCGAGTGACAAAGCCAATTCAGCAATAAAGAAAAACACCATTTTGATTGGGATGAAATGGTATATGATGTGATGTGTGTTATTTATCAATTTGCAGATATAATATTTTTACGAGTTTTTGAAACAAGAGATGCATGTCGCCTTCGCCCACTCGTTCCCTTGCGAGGATGGAACTGTGCACGACCCTTGCATGACATGTCATAGTATTTCAATCCTTTCTTCTCCATGACACTGGCCGTGCAAAGTGCAATTGCGTTTTGAGTCCCCATTTTTTTTTCAACTGCTTTGATGCATTTACAGAGTTTGGTTGCCAAAATCTCTTCGGCTTTTCGTTTAATTTCAGAGTTGCTTAAATTGACACTTGGGATTTTGTAATAAGAGAGAATTTTCTCATAATCCGATTTTGTCATTTTCAAATCAGCCATGTTTTAATTTAGCTTTAAACTCAAAATTTGAAACCAGGATTCTTATTAAAACCTCACAAAAAAATATTTTGCCACACTTAAATAGTCATATAATTTTAAATATACAATTATAATAGTTTGAGTTAACATTAAGTTATTTAATAAACACTCACGCACATTTAGAACCACCATATGACAGAATCAAAAAAAATAGTAGTGCTTGACGTGGACGAAACAATAGGATACTTTGTGGAACTGGGAATTTTTTGCGACTCTCTCACTAAAACGGTGTGGAATAACGATTCATCCGTGCAATACACACAATTCAATCATTTGATGAATGCATATCCTGAATTTTTACGTCCAAATATTCTGGACATTTTGCGGTTTCTAAAAATGAAAAAAGAGTTGAATGAGTGTTGCGGCGTGATGATTTACACAAACAACAACGGACCGCGAGAATGGGTTGAACACATTATTAAATACATTGAATCCAAACTAGGGGTCAAACTGTTTGACAAAATTGTGGCGGCATTCAAAATCAATGGAAAAATCATAGAAATGGGACGCACCACTCATGATAAAACGTATGAAGATTTCATGCGATGCACCAAGCTGCCATCCAATGTAGAAGTGTGTTTCTTGGACGACCAAATGCACTCGCAAATGGAACACGACCAAGTATATTACATAAATGTAAAACCATACATGCATCCACTAAGTGTGAAAACATTGACAGACCGGTTCATACAATCATCTGCATTGCGAAAGACCATTCTTGTTGAAATAACTCCTCAACAATTTCAACATCAAATTTTGCAACTCATGCAAAAGTTTCAGGACTCAAAAAAGGATCCAATAGAACAAGAAATTGACCGAATCATCAGTAAAAAAATCATGGAACACTTGAATGAGTTTTTTAATGATCCAGAACTGCACAAAGGCAAAAAGGATACGAAACAAAAAACAAAGAAGAAATTATGATTGTTAAGAAACCAATTTTTTTATTTGTTTATATTATAACTATTTTACTCAATGTTTAATTTTTCCAGTTTCATTTATTTGGTTTTTCTGTTTTACGTGCTTAGCCCCAACGTGTTGTTGCGCATCCCACCCACAGGGTCGAAGCACGTGGTTGCGTTCGTTCACGCCATTGTGTTCGCCGTTGTCTACTATTACACTTCTGGCTACATGAACGCCATGCTTGGAACGATTTAATTAAATTGATACAAATTTGAAAATTTATAAATTCAGAAATGATAAATTTTCAATTCATTTTGTAGAGGCAGGCACATCTACTTGTTAGTTCAAACGCACTTTGCGAGTGCGTCTGGAACCGCCTCGGCCTGTGATTCGCACATGACTTGTTTTATGACTTGTTTTATGACTTGTTTTATGTTTATGTTTTT